CTGAGACTCTGGCTACGCGCGAAGAAGGCGCCGCAATCGTCGATGCGATTGAGCGCGCCGCCGCCGCAACGGCGACAGAGGCGCAGGCCGCCGCAATCGTGAAGGCGACGGCCGCCGCAGTGGCCGGTGAACGGCAGCGAATCGCCGGGCTGCATGAGCTGCTCGCGCCAGGCGCAGAAAGCGCCGTCGCTGAGGCGATCGCGAGCGGCGCAACTCCGGAGGCGACTGCGCTGGTCATCGTTCGAGCACAGAAAGAGGCTGGTGTTACGCTTGCCGAGATGCGAAGTGACGCGCCGGGCGCAGTGCATCACACTGGCGTCTCGCAGGCGGCGAAATCGTCCGGCTGGGACCAGTCTGCAAAACGCATCGGTGGTCGCGGTTAGTTCGGAAAAGTACGGATTCGCTCAACAATTTTGAGGGCTCGATATGACACTGATCACTGAAGGCAAACAGGACGGCGAATTCATCCGGCTGGCGACTCCGCTATCGTTCGACGAGGTAACGATCAGGATCGGCGAGGTGCTGGTTCCCGGTCAGGTCGTCGGCAAGCTGGCGAGCGGCGGCCAATATGGGGCGCTCGAGGAAGCGGCGACACACGGACTTGCAACCGCCGTCGCGATCAATTTCGCGCACGTCGACACGACCACCGCCGCCGCGCAGGCGACTGTGGTCTCAAGGGCTGCCGAGGTCGTCGGTAACCGGCTTACCTGGCCGAGCACGTATAACGCCGCGGACAAAGCTGCTGCCGAGGTGCTACTTGCTGTAAAGAATTTGATTGTCCGCTACTAAGCCAACTGGAAAACGGGGTTTAACATGATCGGAATGGACATTTTTGGAAGCGACGCGTTTTCCGGTATCGAGCTCACGGGGGCGCTGGAGAAGGTTCCCTATGTTCCCGGATTCCTTGGGACGCTGAACATCTTCGAGGCGCGTCCCGTGCGAACGGTATCAATCGCAATTGAGCAACGCGACCGCACGCTGACAATCATTCCGGTGACGCCGCGTGCCGCGCCTCCCTCGCCCGTGGCCAAAGACTACGGGAAGATCCGAGATTTCCGCACCGTGCGGATTGCGCAGCAGGACACGCTCTACGCTTCAGAGATCCAAAATTATCGCGCATACGGGGATCTCTCGGAGCTCGCGCAAGTGCAGGACGAGGTCCTTGCTCGTATGACCACATTGCGCAGGAACGCTTCGCTCACGCTCGAGCACATGCGGCTCGGGGCGGTGCAGGGAATCCTGTACGACTCAGACGGCACTACTGTCCTGCGCAACTGGTTCACGGAGTTCGGAATCACGCAGCCCGCCGAGGTTGATTTCGATCTCGATAACGGCACGCCGGCGTCCGGTGCGCTGCGCATCAAGGTCAACGCCATCGTCCGCGCGGTGCAACGCGCTGCGAGCGGGACTTGGATCGACGGCCGGTCCTATGTGATGGGCCTTTGTGGTGACACGTTCTTCGATCAACTCGCCGCGCACACTGAGATCCGGTCGACGTACCTGAATCAACAAGAGGCATCACAACTCCGCGGACCGGTCGGGATGCCGTACCAGTCCTTGCAGTTTGGCGGGATCAACTTCGTCAATTATCGGGGCACCGATGACGGCACGACGATCAGTGTCGGCGCCACCAAGTGCAAGTTTTTCCCGGTGGACGCGCCCGGCGCCTTCATCCTGGCGCTGTCGCCTGGCGAAAGTTTCGAGTGGGTGAACACACCGGGCAAGGAGATTTACGCGCTGCAGGTTCCGGACCGGGACCGCAACCAGTGGGTTTCTTTGGAGGTCTACAGCTACCCGCTGCCGATCGCCACGCGGCCGGAAATGCTGCAAAGCGCGCGTAACACATAATCCGGCGCGACAGGTCCAGCAGCTGACTGCGGTATGACGTAGTACGCGGTCGGCAAAACGGACAAACTTAGGGACGCCTCGGCGTCCTTTTGTTTTTCTCGGAGTTGCAATGGCTGATTTTTACGGTGCGGTAATGTCCAAAGTCGATGCCAGAATCGACGCATCCCGGATATCCGACGATCTGACACTGCCGTCTGGCGCTACCGTTCGCGGGCGATTCGAGCGCGAGGCCGTCGAGCTGCAGGGTATTGAGGGAGGGATCACTGCAGGCGGAATGTACGGCACTGTGGTCCTGTTCCGTTGTTCGGCGACGGCAGCAGTGCGCGCGCTGATCGAGGGCGATCTGCTCACTGCGGACGAAATCGTGTACAAGCTTCAGCGCCGCCTACCGCATGGCGGAGACAACAACGGTCGCGTTGTCCTCGAGCTCGGCCGTACAACGTGAGCACAATTCGACAACAGATCCTCGATGAAATTCTCGATTTGCTGAATTTCGGCCGGCCGAGCGATGTCCCTCTGGCGACGTCGCGGCGATGGCTGCTGGGTGACGACGTGGATTTGCCGGCAATATCGGTTTGGGTGATCGAGGAAACCAGGCGCCGCGGACAGCGGTCGGCGCGATTCGGCGGGCCTGATGAGCGGACGCTGAAAGTCGCAATCCAGGTAGTTTATGCCGGGGAGCACAACGCGAGCGCGGAGCGGCAGATCGATGAGTACATCGAGCATGTAGACGACGTGCTCGGCGATACCACGATCACAGACTTGGCTCACCAAGTAGTTGTTGACCGCATCACTTGGGAGGTCGTACAACAGGACGTAACCTACGTCGTCGCCACCGCAGAATGCCTCATCCAATATCAGACTACGCGCGGGGATTCGTCCCTGAATCAATAGCGGATTATGCGCTCCGTTATGTCGGCCGGCCGGCGATCGTCATCGGCGGCGGTCCGTCGGTGCCCTGGTATTTCGCGCCGGGCCTGTCCGTCGCGCCGCCACCGGTCGACGCGTTGATCATCACGGCAAACGGTCACGGCTGTCGCCTGGCCGCGGCTGGTGTCTGTCGCCTGCCGGATTTTTGTGTCTGCGTCGACGACGACCAGGAGTCAGTGCTGCGACCCTACGGCGTGCCGCTGATCACTCAACGACAGTTCGCCGACATCCAACTCTGGACCAAGCCGGTGCATTCGTCCGGCATGCTGGGCTGCTGGGTGGCATGGCTGATGGGCTGCGCGCCGATCGTGCCGCTGGGGATGGACATGTACGCGGGCGGTGATGCGGCAGTCTATTTCGACGCGCCGGACGCGAAGTCGGCCGGGACTTGGGTACCGCCGGATCAACATCTGGAGCATTGGGGCCAACTCCGCAGGGCTGTCGGTGATGATGTTTTTCGCGCGCCTGCGGGCTCGGCGCTCGCGGCGCTGTTCCCGGCGTTCGATCCGGGCGAAACATTCGCGCCGGCGACTGATGTCGATATCCGTCGCATGGCCTGCAGGGGCGAGCGCGTCCGGTTCCTGCGACCACATCCGCGCATCCGCGGTGGCGGTCATTATGCAATCGGCGCGGTCGTCGAGCTCGGCGTCATGGACGCCAGGCGCCTGCGACGTGAGGGCGCGGTCGAATTGCTGGACGTTTCGCCCGCCGACGTTTAAATTCTGCCGACCACCACAACCGGGGCACGCGCAAATGACCGACACGAACGGGCTGTCGCCTGAGAAAATGACGGCATGTTATCTGTGCCGTCGTCCGATCTTCTCGGACGGCGTGCCGATGTTGTATCGACTGCGGCTGGAACAACACGTCGCCGACGTCGCGGCGATCAAACAACTGGCCGGCGTGGAAATGATCACGGGATCCTCTGCGGTCGCGCGCGCGCTGGCGCCGGTCAATCGGCTAACTATCGCATTGTGGTCAGTCGAGCGTAATGTGTGTCTCGCCTGCGTTCTGGATGGCGAGCGCGACTCTCTATCTCTGCTGGTGGGATGCGCGGAGCAGGACGCCAAGGCGGAGGAATGAAGGAACTCGACCGTCGCCGATTCTGGGAAACAGCGGAACTCGAAAACGGCGCGTGCGGAGTGCTCTGCAAATTCGCGCCGCGGGAGTCATGGAACGGTTTGCCGATCCGCCAGGGTTTCCGACAATTCTGCGGCGAGTTTGTACAACTGGCTGCGGATCTCGGCGCCGTTCAGGCCGCTTATCCCGGCGAGGTCATCCTGCGGAACGCTGACCGCACAAAAACAATTTTTGGATTGTCGTGGATCGCCGCGGGTGACGTCGAGGTCGTCAACCTGTTTCCTGGCGGCGCGCATGAACTGCCGCAATGAACAGCGCGAGGATGGTTGTCACTGTGCCGGACGGTCCGCACTATCGCGCCGATGCTGTCGCGGACGGCGCGAAAGCAATCGGGTACAGCATCACGCGTCAAATACCGGACCGTTGGCAGGCGAACGACGTTCTGGTGACGTGGAATCTGCACCGAAACCAGCATGAATACGCGATCGCATGTCGCGCTGCCGGTGGCGCGGTGCTCGTGATGGAGAACGGGTATCTGGGCAGCGATGCGGACGGCCGCCAGTTGTATTCTCTGGCGCGCGACGCGCACAACGGCGCGGGGCAATGGCCGCGCCAATACTTGCCTGAGCCGGATCTGTTACAACGCTGGATCGCACAGCGGAACAGTACGCCGCCGCTGATGGATTACTCCCGGCCGGGCTACACGCTCGTGATTGGTCAGCGGGGCATCGGCGCGCATCCGATGCGATCGCCGAGCAACTGGCACCACCACACCGGCGCGCCATTCGCGGCGCGCACATGGCCGTTCTCGACGGTCCGTATTCGTGAGCATCCCGGACAGAATCCGGCACCGGTATCGCTTGCCGACGACCTGGCCGGCGCCGCGAGGCTGGTGATCTGGTCGTCTGCGTGCGGCGTTGCCGCGCTGCAGGCAGGTATTCCGGTTTGGTACGGCGCGCCGTATTGGGTCGCGTCGAAATCAGCAAGCTGCCTTAAGTCGGGAAAGGGCTGGCATATCTTCCGACAGGATCACCTGATCGGTATGTCATGGGTTTCTAGCGCGCAGTGGTCTCTTGCCGAGATCGCCTCCGGCGTTGCATTTTCGACGTTGTTGTCGCTGCCGTGACTTATGTCGGTGTGCTCGCGCCGGGGAAACGCAAGGCGTTGAAGCTGCTGCGCGCGTTCGTGAAATCTTCGGACGGTCGAGTCCTCGCAGTGGAGCGAATCCGAAAGCGTCACGTCGACATCAATTCGTGGGTTTTCTACGGCGTAGATCTGGTCACGCTGCCGTTTTTCGAGCTCGCGAAACGTCGGGGGAATTTCGTGTACATCGACAACGGTTATTTGTGCAGCAAATACCACGGCGCGATACCGCCGTATTACCGGGTCACGCGAGGCGCCGCGCAGCATTCCGGGATCGGCATGTCAGACGGCGAACGCTTTGCGGCGCTGGACGTCGAAATCAAGCCCTGGCGCGGCGATGGTGATCACGTATTGATCGCGATGCAGTCAGCGTGGTGGTTTGAACGTCATGGCATCGACCGCGAACAGTGGCTTGCGCAGATCGTCGAATTCGTTCGCGAGCATACCGGGCGCCCAATCAGAATCCGGGAGAAACCGGTTGGGCTGTTGCATGGTGCTGCGGTCGCGAATGATTTGACCGGCGCTTGGTGCGTAGTGACGCACGCGAGCAATGTCGCAGTCGACGCGATAATCGCCGGCGTGCCGGCGGTGGTGCTTGGACCGAGCGCGGCCGCGCCGATGGCTGGCTCGCGACTGGAGCATGTTCTCGATCCGCCAATGCCGGCCGGCCGGCTGGAATGGTGCGGCGTGCTCGCCGACAATCAGTGGACCATCCAAGAAATAACAGCGGGCATGCCTTTGCAGGCAGTGGATCCGCAGGGGGTAGCGCGTGGGAATGGGTGATGAGTTGATGGCGCTCGGCGAGGCGCGCGCAATGTCGACGCACTACGGAGGTGGGCGCGTTTCTATCGTCGGCAGAGACGGGCTCCCGCGTTGGAATGCGGTGTTCCAGGGCGCGCCATACGTCCGGCAGCAGGATGACGCGCGACATGGTATGGGGATCCGCAACGGGCCAGGATGCCGACCGTACATCGACAGCGTATCGCCGGACCGGTTTGTCTGGAGCCCGTACCAGCCGCTGCCGGCAGACCTGCGGCATATCGCTGGCGTGGATCCTCGAGCCGAGGGACGGATCCTGATTGAACCAAATCTGAAACCGAGGGCTTCGATCAACAAACAATGGCCGCACGAAAATTGGTTGGAACTGGGTCGCGCTCTTGATATGCGCCACGAACGCATTCAAGTCGGCGCGCCGTCCTGGATAATCGCGCGTGCGACGGTGGTGTCGACGCCGTCATTTGAGGATTTGGTCCGCGTGATGCGTGGCGCGCGCCTGTATGTCGGGCATGAGGGCGGGCTGCATCACCTTGCGGCGGCGCTCGGCGTTCCGGCCGTGGTTATTTTCGGTGGCTATATATGGCCGCGACACACGGGCTACCGCACCCACATCAATTTGACCGGCGGCGCTTATGCGTGCGGGTCCCGCCAGGCCTGCAAGCATTGCGCCGCGGCAATGCAATCCATAAGCGTCGGCAAAGTGCTCGACGAAATCACCAGGACACTTAGCGATGATTGAATACAAAGGCATTTACCTGCCAGACGGCGAGACGCACTTGATCGAGTGGATGGAAAAACGAAACGAGATAGTGAAAGGCAAACCAACCTACCAGTACCACAAGCTGCGTGCGGCGGTGGACCTGTGTCCGCCGGATCGGCGCCGGCGCGCGATCGATGTCGGCGCACACTGCGGATTGTGGTCGATGCACCTGGCCGATGAGTTCGCCGCCGTCGTCGCTTTCGAGCCGCTCGAGGCGCATCGCGCGTGCTTTTACCTTAACGTCACAAACGGGGCCGTCGAGCTCTGGCCGAATGCGCTTGGCGACTCGGACCCGATCGAAATCGACATGACTACCGATCCGACTAGCAGCGGAGACACCAGGGTCCGGGAGGCGGGCTCAATCGCGAAATCGTCCGGGGTTGTCGAACTCCGGCGCTTGGACGGGTGGCGATTCGATCACGTCGACTTTATCAAAATTGACTGCGAGGGCTACGAACTGCCGGTGCTGCGCGGTGCGACCGAGACGATACTGCATCACAGGCCGGTCATCTGCGTCGAACAAAAACCGAAACACGCGCAACGCTACGGTTTCGCGGAGACTGAGGCAGTCGCCTGGTTGGAAAAGCAACACGGTTACAGGGTCGCCAAAATACTGAGCGGCGACTATATGATGGTGCCGGAATGATTCGATGGTTCATCGGTTACGATCCGCGCGAGGCGGTCGCCTATCACACGCTGTCGCAGTCGATCCTCGAGCGGTCATCGGTGCCGGTTCAAATCACGCCGCTGGCGCTCGGGAATTTGCGAGGCATATTCAGGCGAGACCGGGATCCGCTGCAGAGCAATGATTTTTCTTTTTCTCGGTTCCTGGTGCCGTTTCTTTGCAATTACTCTGGTCATGCGATTTACTCGGACTGTGACATGCTGATCCGTCGGGATCCGGCGGATCTCTGGGGCCTGATCGATATGCGGATGGCGCTCCAGTGCGTACAGCACGATCACCAGCCGACGGCGGACCGAAAATACCTGGGCAACGTGCAGACGGTTTACCCGCGTAAAAACTGGTCCTCGCTGATGCTGCTCAATTGTTGGCGCCTGCGGTCCTGGACGCCGGAGGCGGTAGCGACCCGATCCGGTCTGGAGTTGCACCGGTTTAACGGGATCGCCGATACGGAGATCGGTGCACTTCCGCCGACGTGGAATCACCTGGTGGGGTCGTCCAAGTGGGAGGAAAATCCGGCGCTGGTGCATTGGACATCCGGCGGCCCGTATTTCCGAGAATACGCGCAAGTCGCGTTTGCAAGTGAGTGGTGGGATACTTTCCGCCGCGCGCGGCACGCTGATGACGCCGCCGAACAATTGTATATCTGATGGAGGCTCTACATGTATCCAGCGATCGCGGGCAATTTCAAAAAAGG